CGAGTGTTTTGTTAACGGGGCAAACACGCCCCGCGTGCTTTCGCACAACGTTTTTCCCTATCATTAGGCTTCTGCCTAACTCTGTGGTAGAAGTCGAGTTACAACTTTCCAAATCAACTGTGGTGCAACACCTTTCTGGCTCTCAAAGCGATATTTACACGCTTTGTCGAGCCCTTTAGGTATTGTCTTACGCGACGACGTGTCCCAACTCTCCTGCTGTACATCTTCTTCTACGGGTTCATTCGTAGTAGATAGTTGCAAAGCGGCCCAATAATAGGCGCTTTCGTCGATTACTCGACGTTTGCAGGAGCGTTCAACAAGTATCCGTTGTTTGCACAGTGTGATTCCTTCCCGTGTCCAGACTTCTGGCGCAACTGGAGAGAACCCCGGTAGCTCAAACAACAAACAAGATGTCTCTGAATGCACACCAGGTATACCTAAAGGTACACCATGTTGTATGCATTTTTCCAATTCCGCGTAAATCCACGAAATTGTCAGAGGTATCTCATAAACCGTCCATCTTTTCAACAAAGCATTTAAGCTTTTAAAAAGGAGTGAACAGTATTTCCTCTTAGATCCATAACAAAAAGATCCTTGAGGCATCGCTGGCCTGACATCAAAGCCATCGTAGTAGTCGCCTCCGCAAGATTCACGGAAGTGACCGTCAATGAAAGATTTATCATCGTTAATAGTGAATCCAAGTCCTTCAAGGACATAGATAAGCGCCTTTGAGGCGTCACTCGGCACGATAATATCATCACCGAAGACCCGTACAGGGCCCTTGGTTTCCATCAACTCCACTACAGCTTTGCTCAAGCTATAAAAGAGTATAGTTTGAAGCGGGAAAGTATGACCTGACCCCATAAGCATATAACTCGTCAACGGCATTTTCACGCCACCAACGATAATGTTAGGGGTCCTGACATCTTTCAAAATCTGCTTCCAACTATCTGGAACCATGTAGTCAATATGGTCCCAAACAAAACTATCAGAGGCCTTGGACATATCTATTGTAGCAAGCTTTCCCGTACGTGAACCTTGTTTTGCAAGATTCATGTGGGTAGCTTTTGCACTACTAAGATCTATCGGTGTGCCGTCTTCCAGACGACGCCGCAATAGTGTCCCTAGCCCCTGCGAAAGGAAACCGCCAAAAGAAGTATCCGGCGCTATTCCTCTCAGAGCTTTATAACTCTTTGGTACAGTTGTGTGTTTGACAGAGTCAACAGCATCGGGTCTTTGTACACAATCCGCAAAAATGGGATCATCATCAAAGAACTTTTCAAACCAATGCAGTTGAGCTTCTGTAGCAGTAAGGTTCTTCACGCGAACGTCTAAGTAAGCACGTTTTGCAGGAAGCCCTCTCGCTGCACGTTTTCCCCATTTACACAGTGTGTCGAACTCGTCTTGGTTAAATTCACCGAGTATCGCGTGACAAATGTCCCGCGCTCTTTCGAATGCAACCTGGACAACGGGCGTACGCACCTCAGGCAGACAAAACTGTGTCTGCGAATGGCGGAAATCCCGCAAAGTCGA